TGAGTACCGGGCGTGCCGGCCCCTATCGCGTGGTTGTAGCGCGTGATCCCGAAGTTGTACGTGACCGTGGAGCCCGCAGTGATGAAGCCCGAGCCACCAATCCCCGGAGTACCCTGCACGAGGCTGGTGGTGGTGCCGCCAGGCAAGAAGGCAGGGCCGGCCGGAAACGAGTTGTTGCTGCTATACGGCACTGCCGGCTGGGCCTGCCCCGAGGAGTTCCACCACTGGACCGACATGGAGGCGATCTGGATCGTGGAATTGCCCCAATTCCAGATCGTGAGCTGGACCTGCAGCGCTTGATCCAGCGGAACCGGATTGGGTGAAACCGCGATGTTGATGAGAGCGGAAGCCATGTCCGCTCCTTAGGCAGCGCTCGAGTCGCTCAGGAAGAACGTCCAGAGGTGCTGTTCGTTCAGGGCCGGGGAGGTCGCGACGCCCGAGGTATTGTAGTACTGCAGGACCAGGGACGGGCAGGTGGTCTGCAAGGTCGGCGTCAGCGAGGTCGACACCACCTGAGTGAACGGCGCCGCCGGGAAGGTCACGCTGGTGTTGAAGGTGCAGAGGAAGCCCAGGAGTCTGATGTAGCGGTCCTGGAAATACACCGTGTAGTTACCGGCCGAGTTGTAGACGATGGGGACCGTGGTGCTGGGGTACTGCGTCCCGCCACCGATCCCCTTGAAACCCGAGGTCGGAGCGGCAACGTAGGTCGGAGCCGCGGTGCCCTGGTAGACACCCGCAAACCCGCCGAACTGCCACTGCTGCAGGGACGGGTTGGCGGTGGTCGCGTTGAACTTCACGGTCGCGTAGATCCGGACCGGCTTCTTCTCCAGCCCGTACATGAACTGCACGAAGTTTCTATTCGCCATCTCTGTCCTCCGGGGTTCCCGTTCCCCTGGGGTTCCCTTCGGCTATGCGCGTTGAAGGTATGCGCGCCCCACCTGTCCGCTACGAGAGACCGCTAGTTCTGCAGAGCCACGTACGCCGACCAGCCGGGAGCGTCGGTCCTGAGGTTGCCGTAGAAGCCCACGCGGCACTCCGCGGCGTCCTGGTTGTAGACGCGCAGGAACTCATTGGAGTCGAGGTACCGGAGAAGCATCGGAGCCTCGCCCAGAGACTCGAGGCACCACGTATCGAGCTGCAGGAGGAAGCCGATGAAGCCGGGGCAGTTCCGGTCGGGAATCACGTCGATGGGGCCGTTCGCGCCGTGGATCCTGATGCCCCTGAACCCGATGTTCACGTCCTCGGCGATCTGCGCCTCGAGCTCGGCGTACTGGACCTTGGCGCCCAGAGCCTTCTCCAGAGCCGAGTAGCTGGCGAAGCTGACGAACGCGTAGTCAGGAACGCCGCCCTCACGAGCCACGAGGTTGGAGGCATCGACCAGCGCCTCCTCGACGGGCTGGTTCGCGCCGTTCGTGTACCGGACTCCGCCCAAGCGAGTCGGGTCAACGCTCCGGTTGACGCCGAAGAAGTTGTCCGAGGCGCCGGGGTTCGCTGCAGGGAGCCAGGAGAGGAGTCCCTGGGGCTTGGCGTTCAGGTCGCCCTGCACCAGCACGTAGTCGTTCGTGGTCCAGCCGGAGGGGCTGGCGAGCGCGCCGCCGAAGGTGGTGGAGACGCCCACCGTCCCGGCCACGCGGTCGATGGGGCCGACCACGTATCCCAGAGCAGCGCGAGGCGAGGTGCCGCCGTCCGTCGCGTTGGCCTGGAGTACCATGTTGAGCTCGAACTGCACGACCGTGTTCGGATCCGACAGCGTGATGACTCCGCCCGAGATGGACCCGATCTGGCCGATGGAGCCGGTGCCGGAGCGGTAGAGCGAGGAGGCCAGGGAGAGGGTGATGGAGCGGAATGCACCATCCACCACGGTCTTGGTCGCCCGGATGAACGAGCCCTTGTCACTGCGGCTCGCCATCATCGTCTGGTTGTCGAGGGTCGCGATGGAGTAGTCAGAGCGACGGGCGAGCAGGAACTTGTACGCCTGCACCGGGCTCTGGTTCGACTGCGCGTTGGCGAAGGTGCTCGACCGGCCCTGGCTGGCGCCGATGATCACCGGGATGGGCTTGTACTCGCCTTCGAACTCTGTGTCCTTGGGGACCAGAGCCATGAAGGGATTGGTCTTGTAGACGAGGTTCTTGACTTCCTGACCTGCGTAGAGCTCCTTGAGCGCAGCGTTGGCTGCGGTCAGGTCATAATACGGGCCACCAGGCATCTGTCACTCCGCGGGAGCGGAGCGACGGTTACTCGAAGGCGGGCTTCTTTCCTGCCGCGCGCTCGGCCGCCACTCGCTCCATCTCTGCCAGCGCCCTTTCAATCGCGCTCCGAGGTCGAACCTTCGGAGGACTGATCGGCGCGCTGGTCAAACCGTTATCCAGCGTCTTTCGCTGAACTCGGGCTTCTTGCGGAGCGGCCCCTGTAGCCTGGGCCGGTTCTTCTGGCGGCTTCGCTGCGGCAGGCTTGCGTCTAGCTGAGATACCCTCGGCCACGTCCGTGTAATACTTCTCGGCTAGGCCGAACACCTCGTCTTCGGGCATCACCTTGCCGGTGCGCTCGAAGTACTCCTGCTGCATCTGCAGGACCAAGGCCGGAACGTCTAGGCCCTTCTCCTGCATCGTGACCAGCGCGGGATAGCTATCCGCCTTGGTCGGCAACAACTGTGCCACGCGCTCCCGGTAGCTGTCAATACTCGCCTTGACCTCCTGCTCTGCCGCCTGGGCCTCGCGCTGGGCCAGCATCGCCTGAACCTCGGCCTTGACCCGCCGCGCGTCCTCACGGGCAGCCTTGGCCTCCTCGAGCGCCCTTTGAGCCTGGACCTCGGGCGGTAGCTTCCCACCGGCCAGTCTCGCCTCCGTGGCCTGGTCGTACCAGTTGGGGCCTAGGATCTTGTCCAACTGGGTCGGGTCTTCCCGGGCTCGAGCGAACCTCTCGCGCTCCTCCCGGACCGCTCTGGCCTCCATGGCAAGCTGGCGTTCCGCGGCCTTGCGCTCCCTCTCGGCCTGGCGGTTCCTGGCCTCGATCCGGGCCAGCTGGGCGAAGCGGTCGTCCTTGGCCGGTTCGGCTGGCTTGGGAGGCTCGGCCGCTGGGGCAGGAGCGGGCTCGACCTTGGCCGGCTCCATGGCCTTGGTCACCTTGTCGATGGTGACCGTCTTCCCCGTAGGGTTCACTGCGACATGGACGGTATCAGGCATTGTACCCCCTTAAGCTGCGGCTCCGGGTGAATTAGGCAGAAGGTCAGAAGTCGGAGGCTGCTCCGGTGCGGCTTGCGGCTGGGCAGCTTGCTGCGCTTGCGCCTGGGCCATCATCGCCCCCTGCTGCGCGGCCTGCATGATATCGGTGGCCTGGTCGATGTACTGGCGGAGCCGCTCGAGACGCCACTCCTCCACGTCCCCGGCCTTGGCGTTCTCGTAGGTCGAGAGCGCCGTGCCGTGAGCGAGGTTGGCATCGTCGTACGGCTCGAGGACCGGCTGCGGTTCGTCCTTGCTGCCCTCCAGCATGATCTCCATGTGCTTGTCGATGAGGTTCATCTGCGCCATGGCGAGGGATTCGCTGGCGTCGATGTCCGGGAAGTCGAGGAGCTGGCGCACCTGCCGCTGGTCGATGAGGCCAGCCTGCGCGTATTCCTGCACCGTTTGGAGCCGACCAGCGGGATCGTCAGGCAGAGAGGAGACGGGGAAGATCTGCGTTACGAACCGCTTTTCGTCCCACTCCAGGTCCTTGATATCCAGCGCCTCGGCCTTGCCGCGTCCCGGCGCGTGGACCTCGTATCCCCCCTCGTCGCCCGAGATCTCCTTGACGAGATCGAGCGACATCTTCGTCAACTCCATGTAAAACTCGTCGTAGCGCTGCTGGGTGATGACGAACCGCGTATCCTCGATGTCCTCGATGGTCCGCAGCGCCTTGCCCGAGTCCACGCCCATCGGCTTCTCACCGGCCGCGCTCATCATCGTCAGGCCCGCTTGCTCATAGCCCGCCTTGATGAGCCGCTCGAGGTGGGCGAAGATTTCGGGCTGCACAAGCGGAGGAGTTGCCCACGTCGGCGGCGTCTCTCCCGCATACTTGATGATGTTCATCAGGTCGTTAGTGATGTGCTCTGGAACGACTTTCGAGCCAATCTTGACGAGTAGATGCTGGGTGCCGCCCAAGTTGAACGAGCGCTGCACTGTCCAGAGCAGCTTGTTGATCTCGATCTGCATTGACTGGAGCTGCTCCGCGAGGCCCTGGCCGAAGTAGCCGTACAGCCGCGAGTTGCGCTGCATGTGGACGAAGGGAAAGTAATCCTTCTTCCACTCCTCCACAAACAGGATGCCTTCATTGATCGAGATGACGTGCATTCCGTCGCCGGCCTTGGGCCCTGACGGAAGGTGCCAGGACTCGCGCACGGTCAGCATATCGGCCACGTTCTCGTAGCGCGTCCCCTCGGTCGGAGCCGATTCGCTGGCTCGCTCCAGCATCTCCTTGGACTCGGGCCAGGCAGCGATGGCCACCTGCCGGTCCACGTTCTTGCACCGGTGCAACTGCGTGGGCTCGCGATAGAGCCCGTCGAGTTCATCGATCCAGAGTTCCGTGGGCACCACGCGCTCGAGCGCCGCCCGGCCCTTGCGGTTCTTGAACGGATGCACGAAGCCGTCACCCCAGACCGAGTCGTCAAGGAACGCCTGCGAACCGTACTTGTGAGCCTGCATCTCGAAGAACAGGCCATCACAAAAGCGGTTCATCTTCTTGGCGCGCCGCTGCTCCGAGTAGAGCCCCTCGGAGGTCAAGAACATCGGCTTCGGCTTGTTCTTGGCGACCTTTGCGTGGAGCGTATCGATCACGCTCTGGACGAGGTTGTAGCTGACCCGATCCCGGAGCTGCGGGTTCTGGCTCGCCATCCGGCCCCAGGCCATCCCGTTCAGGCCCATCAGGCTGAGATTGCCGTAGAGCCTGGAGGAGACCACGTATTGCGCCAGCCGCTGTTTCTGGATGCTCTCCATCTGGCGCAGCGTGGCGGAGATGGCATTGCAGATGTCCATGCCCTCCATGAGCCACCAGCGGCGGTCGATGTTATCGCGGTAGTTCGGCCCGGATAGCTTGCCGTCGCGGTCGGTCTTGAAGTCCTTGATGCTCAGCGATTGCTTTTCAGCCATGGGGTTACCTCATGTGCTTGAGAACCGGATTGTCTTTGTAGATGAGATCCCCCACTCGTTTCGCCGACAAACCTTCTTTCAATGCCTTGTTTATGTCCTCTGCATTGAGAGGCGGGCCCTTCCACGGATGTTCCGCATCCCACTTCACCCAATAAGCCCGGTGCGCTTCGTCCGAACCGATGTATCGCCCTTCGATGTGAGCCCCGCAGCCGCAGGGACAGACGTGGGCCTCGATGCGCTTAAGCCCCGCTTTGTTGCAGATGTCACACGTTCCTAGTGGATGCTCCCAATCGTCGCACATATCAGTTATCGACCTCGCGGTGCTTGCCGCAGGGCTTGTTCGGATCGGGCTTGGGGTAGGAGCACTGGACGTGCAGGGCCATCTCGATGTCCCGAGAGCCGCGCATGATGGACGTAGACTGGACCGGGGCCAGGAACGAGTACAGCACGGGCGGCGACTCGCGGCAGTCACCGTCGTGGAAGTAGCGGCAGGTCGTGCAGGTCATGGGATGCGAACCCCCGTGTGCTCTTCAATGATATTCACGAGGTGACGGCGCGCTGTAGCCATATAAAGATCCAGGACCCGAGCAAAGGCCGCCGGGTTTTCCTTCACGCCATGCTCGACGGCCTCGCCGTCCATCATAATCGAGACGGTTGGGCCCGAGACTTCTCGCTTGCCGACCCAGACTTCACAACCCCAATCGATCATCACGGCTTGTCCTCCGTGTTCCCCGGGCACTTCTCCCCGGTGCAGATGAGGCAGCCGAACTGGTTGTGCTCCGTGTTCAGGTCATGCCCGCAAGCGCAGATCCGCTTGTCCTCGCCCGGCTCTGGCATCTCCATCGCTGCCTGCTTGGGCTGGAACTCGATGGTGTAACCCACCGTGGCGAAGCGCTGGACCGGATGACGCTCCAGCATGGTGAGCATGGCCTCGATCTCGGCTAGTTGTTCATTCGTCACTGCACGTACCCCCATTCCTCTAGTTCGTTCTCGTACCTGTGCCGCTCCCTTACTTCTTGCTCCAGCACCTGGACGTGCTCCGAGTCATCTGGCATGCCCGGAGGCTTTGGTTTCTCTGGCTCCGTGTAGAGCCAGTGCATCGCTCTTCGGTAGCCGTACAGCACTGCGTCAGCGATGTCCGAGTGAAAGCGGTCCGAGATGACGAGATGGTCACCGTGACTCTTGTCGCGGTCCCACTCGATGAGAAGACAGTCCTGAGCGAACCGGCTATCGGCCCGAGCAAAGAAACGCAAGGAGCGAAGGGCGTCGTTCAGTAGCTCGATGTGCTCGAACTTGCGCACCTTGTCCGCCGGCTCGAGCATGATGCCGGTACGCACCTCGACCTCGGCCGCGATCTTCTTGCCTAACCCGCCCGTATCGCAGACGGTCGCGTGCGGCTGGTACTGCGCCTGCAGCTCCGTGATCTGCGCGCCGAGCTGGGTGACCGTTTGCTTAGTCGTGATTCGCTCTTCGACCAGATAAAGATTAGGGCTCTCCGCGTTCCAGCCCAGAACGGCGATGGCATCGGCATCATCGAACCCTAGGTCAACGCCGATCACGTAGTCCGTGAGCTTCGGCGGCGGCTCCTTGGCGTTGGCTTGGCTCCACTTGAAGACGAGAGCAGATGGATCGTAAGCCCACTTGCCGAAGAACTCGCGCTGAATTGAAGGATCGTCTTGGGTAACTCCTCGGCGCTTGAGAGTCGTCTCCAGGTGTTCTCGGGCGTTAACATAAGGATTCTGAAACGCCGTCCACGCATGGTGGCTCCAGTTGGGCGAGGAACTCAGCTCATGAAAGTATCCGATAGGCACGGCCCCGGGCGTGCCGATGATTCGGATCTGGCCGCGGTGATCCATGAGTCGCGGATCGATCACGTCGTCTATCAGTTCCTTGAGAAAGTTCGGGAACGACTGCGCCTCATCGATTGCGACTCGCCCCCAGCCTGT